ATGTTCCACAGCGCCAGTCTTGCGTCTTTGACGTACTCTGGTGTAATCTCTTCAGACAGCTTACCCGCTTCCTTGTAAGCGAAGCGGATCATGTCATCCACCGAGACGGTGGTGTTTGCTGTCGTGTTTGAGGTATTGCTGTAGTTACTGGCCATTATTTCTTCTTCGCTACTCGCTCAGGGAGTTTCTTTTTTGCCGGACCCGCCTTGACAAACTCCTTGCCGACGGATTGCTTAATGCCCACCTTCTTGGCAAATTCAGGGCTGTGTGCCACACCTTGCATCAAACGCTGTTGGGCTTTTGATTCTACTGGCATGTTAGCACTTACCGCCGCGATTAAACTTTTCCACAACCTTCTTGACGCCGGCCGTGTGTGGTGCACCCTTGTCTGCAGGTACCGCGCTCAAACCACCCATTTTACCACCGGGAGACTTGCCGCCCTTGCCGTTAATGTTGTCCACAGCGCCGCCAGCCTTAAACTTGCGAACGGTACCAACTTCTTTCTTGGCACGACCGCCGTGCTTGAGTTTGGAGAGGTCAGTTTTCTCGCCCTCATGTTGTTGCTTGTCGTGCATTGAGATAGCCTTTTTGGCTACTTTTTTATCTTGTGCAATATCCTCAGAATCAGACTCGTAGTCCTTTTTTGAGTGATCAATACGTGGTGTATATTTAGCCATTTTAGTGCTCCTCTTCTACTGTAAATTACCCATCAAAACGGGATCTTTCGCCCTGAAAAGAGCGATTTCTACTTGGCGTCTAGCCCGTAAAACTCGCTCCGCATTCGTGCCCCTTGCTACCCAGTGTGTCATCGCCTTTGCCGCGCCATCAACATCCCCACGCACCCACTTTTTAAAAAACACACTACGAAGTAGGTTGGGTACACCAATGTTCCAACACAGGCTTGCTGCCGCGTCTATCCTGTTCTGTGTCAAATATTCTGCCGGAATGCCCTTCAACGCACCGCCACAATACTTTTCAGCTTCTTTAACAAGCCTAATGTCCGCCTGTTTCCTGCTAATTCTGTCTCCGGGACCTACCGGCTTCCCGTCAGCCTTTGTCGTAAACCCATAACCATACGCCCATGGTGCGCCGCCCGTTATCATGTCTGGGTATGACGTGGCCGAAAACCCTTCAAACTTACGTATCAGTTCAAGGGCCTGCCCTCCAATTTTTATTCCTTCGAGGGAATGTGGTGGAGGTATGTCAGCAACAACACCCCAACAACAGACCAGGAAGAACGCGGCTAAAAGCCTACGGATTCGACTTATCTGCCTTGTCATCCAGCTTATCAAAGATTCGGACTAACATGTCCTTGACCTCTTTGATGGCCTCTTTAAAGTCATCACGACGAGCAAAATCCTGATGTACCTCGAATGAAAGTGCACGTATTTCATCCTTTAAGTCCCGAATGGAGTCCCAAATGGTTTTTAAAACCCACCCGCCCATAACCCCCGCAAGTGACATAATGATATTAAATACGTATTGTGAGTCCATTAATCTACTTCCTTCAACATACATTCCAGGTTTTTAACTAAGCGAGGATCTTCCTTATTAATCTCAATCGCCTGCTTACAGTACTCAATTGCTTGTTCTTTTAACCCTAAATTCCATGCACTGATTGAGGCCAAGTCGTACGGCTTCTCCGTCCAGTAACCAGCTTTCGACGGCTGCAGCTATGTCTCAAACTTCGGTTGAGCAGATGCTGATTCAGATTCGTTCCGCAGTTGACAACAACGGCAAACGTATCCGTCTGAAGGCTGAACACCTCCTGGTACCTCCTGCCCTGGAATTCCAGGCTGAAGTTATCCTGAAGTCGGTCCTCCGTTCTGGCGGCGCTGACAATGATCTGAACCCAATCAAATCGACTGGTATGTTGCCGAAGGGTGCCCATGTGGTGACTCGTTTGACTTCCAGCAAGGCTTGGTGGATTCAGACTAACGCAGAGAATGGCCTGATGCTTGTCATGCGCCGTCCTCTGGAGCGTTCAAGCGAAGGTGACTTCGAGACCGACTCCATGCGCTATAAGGCTTCCGAGCGTTATGCGACTGGCTGGCACGATCCCCGTAACGTATACGGCACAATCGGCCTGTAAAACTAGCAATAGTTTTAGTTTAAGTGCCCCGCTCACAAGGCGGGGCATTTTTTTATTCAAAAATGGGTAATTATAGTTAGAGCTATTTACACGACGCGGATCACCGAAAAGCTCGCGGTGTACTTCCAGGAGACGGCGTCGTTAATCTTCCCTAGGAGAAGTATTATGTCAAGTACATTCACAGGTCCAATTCGGATCTTCAAACGCAACAACCCAACCAACGACGGCACCAGCACACCAGACAACACCGGTGCAGCAGTCGTTTCCCAACAAGCGGCCATTGTGGGCGACATCGCTACAGAGATCACGATCCCTGCCGGCGCAATTATCCACAACATTGTGGGCTATTTTTCGGTTGCAGCAGGCACCCCTGCGGCTGCTGACGTCACATTAGACGGCACAGTAGTCGCGTCGCTAAACGACGCTGCAGGCATTACTACCGCTACCCTGGATTCAGGTGAAGCCGCCCTGTTGGCTAACATTGGTGACACCGATCTGACGTTGTCGTACACGGCAGGCACGGACGCTGAAGGTTACCTGTCGGTGATG